GTAGTGGTTTACCAGTAGCTTCTGCTTCAGCTATAGCTTCTTCAACTTTTTCTTCTACTTCAGCAACTTCTTCTTCAGTTGAATCTTCAGTTACTTCTTCTAATACTGCTGTTTCTTCTTGTGCTTCAGCTTCCGGTTGTATTTCTTTTTGTTCTTGTGTGGGCTCGGCATTTTCAGACTCTGCAACCACTCCGCTGTCGTCAGCGTTATCTTCTTTAGTTTCATTTTCTTTTTGGTCTATTGGTTTATCTAAATTTACTTTTATAACGTTATCATCTTGTTTTGTGTCGTTAACTTTAACTTTTGTAACGTTGTCTTGTGTAGTTTCTTCAACTACGTTTTCATTTTTTTCTTCCATAATATAATATAATAATAATTAATAATTTTATTTAGGATCAAACACGCCTAAATCAAAACCACCTCCTAATATATCATTACCTGCTGACTCAAAGTTTTTAGGTGGTTTATCAGCTTTTCTTTGATCAATCATTTCGCTTTGTTGTGTTGCTTGAATCCTTGTTCTTTCATCTTTACGATCTTCTTTTTCTTTTTCTACAGATTTTTTTGCTTTAGTTTCCATATCTTTTAACTGCATATTATATTGAAACTCTAAAGCCATTAACTCTTTTTTAAACTCTACTTCTTGTTGCATTTTTTGAGCTTCCATTTGAGCTCTTGCTTGTTCTAACATAACTTCGTTTTCTGAAATTATTTTACTTTTTTGTACATCAAGTTGAGCTTTAGCTTGAGCAGCTTGTGTGTTAGACTGTGTCTGTGCTTGTATGTTTTCTAACTGCATTATTCTATCTCGCTCTTGTTTTTTCTTTCTACGTAGTTTTAATATTTTATTCGCTAACTTTATGTTGTTTATTTCTCTAACATCAATAGCGTCTTCTAACTCTATACTTTGTTTTGATAAAGCTTGCTGTATGTTATTTTCTAATAACATTTTTTCTTCTTCATCTGGTTGTAGTTGTATGAATATACCAAAATCATAAAGATGTAAACTAGATATTTCTTCTAGCGTTGCAACGTTGTGAACACCTATAGCTTGAACAAAAGCATCTCTAGTTGGTGAATATTCTATAATATCAGATATTCTTAATGATAAACACTCTGCTGTTTGTGCTGTTAAAAACAACCCTGCTTGCAGTATATGTCTTGTTGCTGTATTACTATTAGCAGCCGCTAATTTTTGTACACCTACTAAAGCGTTTTTATCTGGCATACTACCATCTCTAGCTTCATTAAGCCCGGTAGTATCTCTAATCATTTGTAAATAGTAATTATAATTACCTATAAGGGCTTGCATTTTACTACCACCACTACCACTAGTTATTTCTTGTATTGGTACTTTACCAGGATTTAAATCACCATCTTGTGTGAACGATCTACCAATAACACTACCTGTTTGGAAGAACATATTTAAAGCTTCTTGTGGATTATAGTTTGTACCATTACCTAGATCTATTTCAGCTAAACCATCAGCGTCTAAATAAACACCATCTGGCACCATGCGTGACATTACTTGCTGTAGCTTTAAATGCGTAAGCTGTATCATATCAGCAAAACCAGTTATTCTACCAACTAAAGATTCTATTTTACCTTCGTATATACGCGGAGCTACTATACTATAGTTCATTTTAACTTTAGTGTAATCACTTTTAGGTCTAAGCATATTTCTTGCCATCTCCCATTTTAAAAGTTTATTAGTACCTAATATTATAGCACCATCATATAAAACTTCTATAGATCTTTGTAGTTTAGCATATTGACCTTCTTTATTTTCAGGTGGATTAAATTGATCATCTTTTTCAATTATTTTATCAGCACCACTACCGGTTTCTTTAACTTTATAAACTTCATTCATATAAGTCTTATAATTAAAATATAAAACTTGTATTGTATTAGTGTCTTCTTTGTCTCTAGTGTAACTATTATTATAATTAGATCTGTAAAAAGATTTATTTTTCATTATCTCATCAAGATCTTCTTGCTCTAAAAAAGGAAACTCTTTTGCTAATTCGTTTACAGGTATATGTTTTACTTCACCAATATAGTATATATCTTCAAAATAAGGTGAATCTGTGTATGAATAAACAAGGTTTGCTGGATCTACGTACTCAACAATAGCACCTTCTGAAGTATTAAAACTAGTTTTAACAGCACCAATACCTAGAACTGTTAAATCATAATAAAAACGTTTTTTAATTAATTCATAGTTACTACCTTCTAACAACATGTTAATGCCTTGTTCTTGAGCTAATTCTATAGCTTGTTTATATGATAGTTGCATGTGTAATGCTAACTCTTCTTCTGATTCAGGTAATTTAGAAGGATCGTTTTCATATAAATCAGCACCAAACTTTTGTTTAACAGAGTCGTTAAAATCTCTGGTGTTCATATCTTTTAATAACGACTCCATGTAAGCTGTTCTTTGATAAGCTCCATACTGATCTTGAGAAAAAGCTGTTACATCATAAGTTCTTTCAGCTATGCCATTAACAACTATATCTACAAATTTAGGTATAATAGGAACAGGCGTCCAATCTAAATTTAAATAAGATAAATCACCATTAATAGATAATTCATCTTTGTATTTTTGTATTGACTGTTCACCTCTAGCGTATAACCTTAATCTATGAAAGTCATTACGACTATTCATATATCTATTTAAGTTTCTATCGTTATTAAACCACTCTGACTCTATAGCTTTAGCAACTTTTAAACCATAGTCATGACTTAACTTTTCAGCATCACTTACAACTTGACTAGGAAAATAACTTTTATTAGAATATCCCATATTTATTCTTTGATTATTTGAGACATATTTCCGTTATTTGAAAATTTAGAAATATGTATATTTAATTTTGGTTTTTCAATTTTAACGTTTGGTGCGTACAAATGTCTATTACAAGCCATTATAGCTAATCCGCTACTTATTGTAGCATCAAACTTTGTTCTTTTATTTATGTCAAACTTAGCCCAGTCATTTAACAATTTATTAAAATAAAGATCTCCATAGCTTCCGTCTTGTTTCATACCCACATGATCTTGTATATACATTTCAATAGCTGCTGCGTGAGCTTGTTTTATATCTTCACTTGAGTTAGGTATACCACCTATTTCTTTTTCTGCTACAGATAGTTTATTCCAAATCTTATCTGGTCTGTTCATGCTAAAGCCTCTGTAGCCTCTACGCCTTAAATAGTATAACAATCTAGGTTTATTATTCTCTGCTAGTATTGGCATGCCATAAAACACTAATGCCATTAATACATCTTCAAAAAATATTTCAGCCGTAGGTGGTCTTGATAAGTATTCTAAAAAGAAGCTATTAGCTGGAGCGTCCTCCATACTGAACTTAGTAAGTCCGTGAAGCGCTCCTTTTGAACCTTCACCATCTACGGTCCCGGATATATCGTATGAGTCACAACCAAAAGCACCCATATGTTCATTACCAGGATATTTCACACCGTTTTTAATTACCACTCTATTTTGTAGTTGTTGTTTAGGTGTCCAGCTAACTTTAAATCTACCTTTTGGATCTGGATAAAATATAACACTAGTATCTTTAACACCATTAATCCAGGCAAAGTTACCTTGAGTTACACCTAAGCTACTACTTAGTTCTTCATTGTAATCTATTTGTTCGTATATTTTTACTAGATTAAATATACTATTTTTTGTTTCGTCTCTAAACGCATGTTCTTCAGTACGTGGAAACTGACGGTAAAATTCATTTAAAGCGTCTTGATCATCTTTTAAACCATCAGCTTCATTTTGCCAGTTATCAATTACACCTACATCTATTAGTTCACCGTCTGGGGCGAAGACATCTGTGTCAGGTGTAGTAAATACTGGAACTCCGTACTCATCAATAAATCCTTCGTAGTTCCATTCCATTGGGATAAACAAAGAGTATAAACCAGACTTTGTTTGGCCATTTCTATTTCTCTTAGTGACATCTGATGCGTTGTATAGTTTTTTAAAATTGTCTCCACCTTTATCTAATGAATTTGAAGTCGAGCCCATCATGCACTTACCAACTATTCTACTACCTAATCGTAAGCATGTTTTAGTTACTCGCCAGTTGTTTAATATGTTATCAGGTCTTTCCCACTTACCGCTTTCATCGTGTACTAGCAAGTTTAACTTTTCACCGTCATAACTATTATCACCTGTATTCTTCCAGTCAATAGTTGTATCTAAACCCTCTAAGTGTTCAACTTGTTCGTTAGCTGTTATCTTTTTTCTTGTAAACTTACTAGCTGGTACTCTATACGCAAGCTCTGATTTTGGCCTGTCCATACCATCTTGTATTGGTTTAAAGAAAAACGGGTAGTTAATGCTAATTGGTACTACTTTATCTGTAAACATTTTTTTAGCATCAGCACCTGTTTTAGAAAGTATACCAAATCTACTATCACTCGCTAATGTAGCTAAATTAACTGTTTCAGCAGATGACATAAAGCTAAAACCACTACGACGATTTTTAAGATAACACATACCATAACATCGTTTATCTGCTTTGCAAGCTTCCCAGAATATATAAAATAATCTATTAGCTTCTCTAAAGTCTGGTGCACCTACATCTATTTTACTCCATTGTAAATACATATAATGCGTACCTGTTATGTATGTTGGTTTGTTATTATTTATAAACCAAAAACCTTCTTCTCTACGTTTAAACTCTTCATCTATATAATCAAACCATTTGTCTTTTTGTTCTTCTGGATATGCCCTCCAGTCAAATATATTTTTAAGTCTTGATAACTCTTTTGGTTGTTCTTGTTTTACCCATTTACTTAACTCGTGTGCTCGCAGTTGCACTGGTCGTTTTGGCAGCGCAATTCGCAAATTTTGTATTTCAAGTATTTCACCGATTCTACCAGTTTTTGATATAACGACGATATCATGTTCTTTATTATATCCATATTTCCATTTTTTAGATTTATTAAGTCTACTAATTGTAGTTTTTTTTACAGGCTCTATAACCTTAACTAAACTTTGC